AGGAAAGAACTGGGCCAGAGGGGGTTTTGTAGATAAGCCTTTGTATCAGGAAAAGAGGATGTTATGATTGATGAGCAGATTCAGGACCGTTGTCCGCGATGCGGGTGTGATAAACCCAAGATCGAGGTACACGGTCATTACCAGTGCGCCGATTGCAAGTGTGTCACCAAGGAGTGCTGCCAAGGTGAACGGACCACGGACCCATGACCATTAGGAAAACAGGAGGCGGTTATCGTCTCGTTTCCAAGACGGGCAAGAATCTCGGCACCTATTCCACCCGTGCCGGAGCCGCGAAGAGAGAAAAGCAGGTAAACTATTTCAAGAGCAGAAAACCCAAACGCAAGAAAAGGAGAGTCTAAAATGGCTGATCGAGATATTATGATGGGATCGGGTTTACTTAATCCTCCCAGCCCAGATAACTATTGGGGACAGGAGGGGGCTGAATTTGCAGGTTTAACGGACGCCCAGAAAAGGGAATTTTATAATATGCTGGACGCTTCAAAACTTGAACGGCAGCGACGTGCGGAAATGGGGGGAGCACCTCTTGCTAGGGAATTACTCGGACAAACCGGTGCTACAGCCGGTGCTGCCGGTGGCGCTATGCCCGGAAGAGGGTGGGATTATCATCCCGACGCTTTGGCAGAAATGGCCGGGCCAATACCGGAAACATTCTCCGAGACGATGATAGAAGAGAGGGGGCCGATGCCTGATGAATTCGGAAGGATGACTCCCGTTCCTTCTTCGGATGAGGAAGCGGTCAAACAGCAATTCCGTGCAGTTCTTGCGGATGGGACTGTAGGAGATCTTCGGCAATATATTGAAATGAATATAGGGGATTTAGAATTTTTGGCGCAAACCGATAATTCTATTGCGAAGGATCTTGAGGCCGCTTTGAGGTTTATAGCAACAGGAACAACAAGAACCTCAACGCCTTGGGCTTTTCAAGGAGACCAATCCAGATTTCAGGGGGCTTCTCCGGATCAGACCCTCCAGACTTGGGATGAGGCTTTTCAAGCGGACCAAAACATACCACAGAAGACGTACCAATCTCCTCCTGCTTCTGGGGCCGCGTTTGCTTCACCAGGTGGTTGGGACCCTTATGCCGATATGGAATCTGCCAGGAATTCTCCTTACGGTGAACTGACAGCGGACGACCTTCCGCGTGAGCCTTTTCATCCTTTTCAGACAGCCCCCGAATATGCCCACGGCGGCTATGTTCGTGGCCGAGGCCGAGGCCGTGGTACGATGCCCGGTGAGCTTCATCCGAAAGGATCTCTTTCCGTTCGCGTTGCGGGCGAAAGCATGGGAGAGTATAAGAAGCATCGTGAAGACGAAGACGATGTTCGTCCTGTCCGCCGTACTCTGGACACGGCCCTTTCTCCAACCCTGTCGCGAAGGATTTTCGGTTAATGGCTGAACAAAGGCTCCCCCGAAGTAACTTTGGAACAGGCTCCCTTATAGATCGTCGGGATTCTCTTCCGCCTGTCGAACTCGATGAAGAGGAAGGCGCGGAGGTCAGTATCGAAGAAGACGTGTCGGTTGAGGGTTCTGATGTCAACATTCAGATGGAGGAAGACGGAGGCGTTGTGGTGGAATTCGATCCCACTGCGGAGAGGGGAGAAGAAGGAGACTTTTTCGATAATCTTGCGGAGACTTTAGAGGAATCGGAACTTACGCGAATTTCCTCGGATATTCTCGGAGACTACGACAACAACAAGAACGGACGTAAGGATTGGGAAGAAGCCTACAGCAAAGGGCTCGAACTTCTTGGTTTCAAGTACGAGGAGAGGGCTGAACCTTTCAGGGGCGCAAGCGGTGTAACCCATCCTCTTTTGGCCGAAGCTGTTACCCAGTTTCAGGCGCAGGCTTTCGGAGAACTTCTCCCTGCGGGAGGCCCTGTTAGGACGGAGATTGTTGGTCGGGTAACTCCTGAAGTGGAAAATCAGGCGGAACGGGTTCGCCACTACATGAATTACCAGCTTACCTGTATAATGAAGGAGTACACTCCTGAATTTGATCAGATGCTGTTTTACCTCCCGCTTGCGGGTTCTACCTTCAAAAAGGTTTACTACGACGATTTTCTGGGAAGGGCTGTCAGCAAGTTTGTTCCGGCTGAACAGCTTATCGTCCCCTACACAGCTACCGATATGGAGACCGCTGAAAACGTAACGCACGTTATTCAGATGACGGAAAACGAACTCCGCAAGAAACAGGTAGCAGGGTTTTATTTGGATATTGAGGTGTCCCCCTCCCAAACAGACCCTTCTGAAGTAAAGGAGGAAATGGATGATATTGCAGGTGTTACGCCATCATATATGGATACCGATATTACGGTGCTTGAGTGCCACGTTAATCTGGATCTTGAAGGTTTTGAAGATTCCTCTGAAGACGGAGAATCCACTGGTATCAAGCTACCTTATATTGTCACGGTATCGGAAGAAAATGGAAAAGTCCTGAGCGTAAGGCGGAACTGGAAACAGGACGATCCGGATAAGAATAAGGTACAATATTTTGTTCACTTCAAGTTTCTGCCGGGGTTTGGCTTTTATGGTCTTGGTCTAATACACATGATTGGCGGTTTAAGCCGCACGGCTACGGCTGCCCTTCGTCAGCTTATAGATGCAGGAACCTTGTCTAATCTTCCTGCTGGGTTCAAGGCAAGAGGGTTGCGTATCAGGAACGATGCAGATCCCCTCTCTCCGGGAGAATTCAGGGATGTGGATGCACCGGGAGGGGCTATCAGGGATTCCCTGATGCTGCTGCCTTATAAAGGTGCTGATCAAACCCTGTTCCAGTTGATGGGTTTTTGTGTTGAAGCAGGCCAACGGTTTGCGGCTATTACAAATCTTCAGGTTGGAGATGGGAACCAGCAGGCTGCGGTAGGGACGACAGTCGCGCTCCTTGAACAAGGGGCCAAGGTTATGTCGGCAATTCACAAGCGGCTTTATTATGCTCAAAAGGAAGAGTTCACTTTACTCGCAAGAGTCTTTGGAGAATACTTGCCGCCTGAATATCCTTATGATGTCGTCGGTGGTGAGAGAAACGTAAAGGCGAAAGACTTCGATGATCGTGTGGATGTCATACCTGTGTCTGATCCTAATATATTTTCCATGGCGCAACGGATCGCAATGGCACAGACAGAACTGCAACTGGCACAAGCCGCACCAGACCTTCATAATATGTATGAAGCTTACAGGCGCATGTATAAAGCTTTGGGAGTTCGTGATGTTGATGCTATTCTCAAACCGGTACAGGAAGGCGAACCGGAACCTAAAGATCCGGCTATAGAGAATTCGGAGTCTCTGGAAAATCTCCCTCTTGTTGCTTTTGAAGGCCAGAACCATGACGCTCATATTATGGCCCATCTTGTCTTCGGTACTTCTGGAATGGTCCAGCAGATGCCTGCTGTTATGATGACGTTGCAGAAACACGTTATGGAACATGTCTCCATAAAGGCCAAGGAACAGGTGGCCCAGCAGTTACAACAACAGGCTCCTGATCATCAGCCTACCGAAGAGGAGATCATACAGATTGAATCTCTGGTTGCGGAATTGATTTCTACGGGGATGCAGGAAGTGAAAGCAGTAAGTACGCAGATTAGTGGAGGAGGAGAGCAAGATCCTCTTATCGCCCTCAAGGCCAAGGATCTTGAAATGAGGGGTCAACGGGATCAGAATGAAGCAATGATTGATGAACAACGTCTGGCTCTCGAAAAAGAAAAGACGGCTATCAATGCGAAACTTGGAGAGGAAAGAATACAATCCACAGAAGATATTGCCCAAGCTAGAATTGACGCGGCTCGGGAACGCGAGATTATGAAACAACGTCAAGAATAGGAGATCATTATGGCGGACAAGAAAAAAGATTCTAATGGAGTGACACGGAAAGGACTGGTTATAAAGGGTCAGGGTTTTGTCCCTTATAATGCTTCTGAATCTGTTTCCACCCCCTCTGGGGAGGGCGGTGAAGTAACGAGCGGGGATGCTAGGGGAATGGGCGAAGCACTGCGCGGTGGCTCTTTCAAGATCGCTTAGGAAAGGGGCTTTAAGATGCCTGATGGACCCGGAACTTACGGTAAAAAGGTAGGGAGACCCCGTAAAAAGAAGAAAAAGAAGTCAGTTAAGAAAGTGCGTAGGCGGTCGTCCAGAAAAAAATAAATGTTCTATTCTTTTGTAATAGTCTGTGTACTAGGAGGGCCTTGCCCTATGCGGGTAGATGATGAGATGGGTCCTTATAAGACAGCACAAGAATGTTGGTTCAGAGGTTCAGTTATTATTAAAGACGTAGCTTTCAGGTTTCCTTTAGTGAGGTTTCAAAGTGCGTGTTCAACCAAGCCACCCAGTATAATTTTCAAGAAAGAAAAGGATAAGGGAAAAAGTGGACCTGATAACTCAGTATTGGCACCAGATTATAGCTCTGATAGGAATAATCGTAGTAGCAGTCAAACTGAACTCTGCGGTACAGGTGCTGCGTAAAGATGTGGATGATATTATAAAGCGAGACACTTACGTTGAAACCGTTAAACAAAGAGCCGAAATTGATATTCACGAAAAACAAATATCTACTCTATGGCAGTTTTGTAATAGTTTGAGAGATAGGTTTAATGGTTCTGGGTAAGTTAAATGACACAGAAAAAATTAGAGCCGCGTAGTGATTATAATGGCCTGGATCTTAACGAAGATGGTATCGTGGATGATTCTGAACTAGCCGCAACAGAAGCTTTGGAACGTCACGAAAAAGCGGACGCGCAACGTAGAATGGCTTGGGTAGCAATGATGTCCATGTTGGTTTTTACTGTAGCCGTCTTCCTTCCGATTTTCCCAGATAGCAGAATTAAGGCTTTAGCAGACTTATTTGGTTTGTTTTATATTGGACAGGCAGGAGTTGTTGGTGCATATATGGGTATGACTGCATACATGAGTGCTAAAAAATGATTAGTTTGATCGGAACCTTAATGGGATTTGGTACTTCTATAATCCCTGAAATTCTTGGTTTCTTTAAACAGAAGCAAGCAGACAAGCATGAGTTGTCTATGCTGGAAGCAAAAGCCAAGTATGCCGATCAAATGTCCAAACTTAAAATACAAGAGTTGGATGCGGAAGCTGAAATAGCAGAAACAAAGGGATTGTATGCCCATGATAGAAGTATTGACGCTGGCGGATTTATCAATGGTCTTAGGGGTTCTGTGCGCCCTGTCATTACTTACCTGTTCTTCCTGATGTTTTCTTCCGTTAAGGGAACCATGATTTATGCAATGATATCCAATCAGAATCTTGATTGGACGTTAGCTATTGAAACCGCTTGGGACCCAGAAACCGCCGCAATTTTTTCAGCTATCGTAGCTTTTTGGTTCGGGAATAGAGCCATGTCCAAGGCTAGAGCATGGCAGATCGAAAAAAGACAACTTAAATAATAGGAGCCAAAAAGTGACGCATCCGTTTCCTAAAGTATGGGACAATGAACTGCCTGATGGCCTGGTGTCTGATTCGGAAAACATCAGCTTCTGCCTTGATGACAGCGGTGAGTGGGAAGAACATAAAAGTTATAGTACCATTGGCAGTACAGTAGATGCCAAAGGCACTGTTACTGAACCGGACGGCTATACATGGAACATCAAGTGTTCTTCAGACACAGACCCGGAGTGGGAGAAAGAATACGACAACGTCCCTACAGGTCAGGAAGTAGACTTTAGTATTCATACCA